ATAATCTATCATCAAATCCACTTCGTTCACTTTAGTAAAGATATCAACAATCTCTTTGGTTGTTCTTGGATCACCATAAGCAAGATTCTCAATACCATTAGCAGGTTTATCAATCGCTTTAACGATAGCACGGCAAATGTCCATCACATGGACATATTCTCGAACACAAGTACCATCTTTTGTATTATAATCATTACCAAATAGTTTGAATCGACCAAAGGGTTTATTCTTAGCAGCTTCAATCAGATTCAACATGAGGCCTTCTGGATTGGTCGGAGGAAACCCCTCCGTACCAATGACGTTATAGAATCTAAAAATGGTGTAGTTACTAGTATTATTATAAAATTTTACTTTTTGTTTAACTAATGTTTCAGCCATACGTTTCGATAATGCGTAAGGTGAAACAGGATTCTCTGCAGCACCCGTAGAAGCAAATATGAAATTAGTTTTATAACAATCCATCACCCTTAACATCCGTAGTGTACCGTTAACATTGGTTTCATAATAATCTATTGGATTGTCAACGGATTCTCCAACACGAACTAAAGCAGCCAAATGAATGACGGCATCATAAGGTGATTGTGAATCGAATAGATGATTGTTATCCGAATTAATGTCACCATAACAGACAAACTTTGCGGTTTTATCAATACCAAACAATTCAATATCTGGTCTTGTATCTTTAATTAGTTTACATAGGTGTTGGCCAATGTAACCTTTATATCCTGTAATCAATACTTTCTTTTTCATTTTATTCCTGTTTAACGATTTCAACCGGTGGCGCAACGACACCATCACGTTGAAATTTCAATTGTGTTAAAACATGAAGCACTTCAGCTCTAACATTATTATCATGTGGAAGCCAAACATAAATTTTATTTAAAAATCCAATTAATTGGTTTATATCCATTATTTAAATATACCCGACCATAGTTTGAGTCTTTCACGTTTTGCTTCTTTTGCGCCAAAAACTCTATTATCCGAAATAATTCCATTTTCAAACATAATATCAAGCATACATATCAAATCACCAATTTCTTCTTCTAATCTATCTATGTTAGATGTTCCATCATATTTGTATTTTTCACCAAAACGAAATATTTTGGAGATTGACTGAATGACTTCAGCACATTCTTCCTGCATGATTATAAGAATCTCTCTTGTTTTATCGTCCATATTATTCACTTAAAAACTCCGGTTTACTTCCTTCTGAAATATACTTTAAAGCAAAATTTTCAGCTTCTTTTTCATTCATAAAGAATTTAGTAAATTTTGATTCCACAAAAAATGATGGTAATGTGTTTTGACTACAACTTACAACATAACATTTTGTACTAGAAGAATCCATTTCAAAAATGGTGGCTTGATATTTACCGGCGCCACCCATAAATGTTCCTATTTCTTTCATGATATCATTCCTATAAATTGATTTAATACTACACGATTACCTAAACGATTACCTCTATGCTTACTAAATGCCGAAACAAGTGCACGAGTTGTTGTTTTACCTTTGACAGCAAAATCCTCATCTTCAACACCCATCTCATTAGCGTTTAGTAAATAATACTCATCATATCCAGCACTCTTAAGAATAGCATATTTATTTTTTCTAAAATCAGTTCTCATTGAATCTGTGTAGTTTGCACCATTTCTCCGACAAGTATCCTTTAAGTCTCTAGGAGAGAGGAGATAAAAACCAACAACATTACAACCAGTTCTCAACTTTAATAGTTTAAAGTAGTTAGCGTGAGTCGAGGTAACAATTTGTTGATGTTTTGTCTTTGGGTCACAAATAACAAAAGTGTTTCTATAACTTCCAGTATCTTTAAACATTTTAGTATCACCAAAATCAGGAACACTTTTCCAAACTTGTTTGTTTGAATGTCCTTCACCATCGGTTAAAAATACAGTATTCACGATTTGTAAATGGTGTTGTTTTTTAAATTCTGGAACAACTTCCATTGCCAACATAATTGCTTCATTCAAAGGAGTACCACCCAAATCAAATGGAGCTGGTCTGTATCCGTGAGACATTCTAATTAGAGCTGAACAAGCAAAAGAGAATTCAGAAGAACTCATTTTACCAGATAACATATTCAATAAAGTAATATTTCCAATTGCAATGTCACCTTCTTTGATGGGAATGCCTCCGTTAGTGTGAATATCATCCTCAACACTAGCTCTATACTCACTAGAAAAAGCATACACATCAAAAGGAATGTTTACCTTCTTACAGAATAAACATAAATTAATTAATTGTTTAATAGTACCTCTTAAATGGTCACTCATTGAACCAGACCAATCAAGGAACATAACAAGTCCGTGAGATTTACCATCAGTAACAACGGTAGCTTTCTTAAATAAGTCCTCATTGAATGTATAAGAAAAAATCTTCGACATATTTAGTTCGCCAGTTTTGGCAACTGTTGTTCGCTTCATTTGGTCAGCGTTTTTACGCATTTCAAATTCTTTAGCTAGATACGAAACTACCTTAACTGATTCCTGTCTAATTCTATGATATGCTTCTCTGTCAATAGAATATGCGGAACTATTCCGTTCTTCATTAAATTTTTTGTAGTGATTCCAAAATTCTTTATGTGGAATAATAAACTTGGATAAATCAAAACTAGGAATATTACCGTAATAATAATTAGTACCATTACTCTTAAATAACTTTTTCTGATTCTTTTCATACGCTTCGTCAGTAAGAGATTTTATTTCTTCTTCGGCTTCTTGTTCTTCATGCCTATCATATTCTTCACCTTCCCAACCACCTTCGGAAACATCGGTATCATCATCGGACTCATCAGACTCACTACCATCCAATGATTCTTTAAGTTCCTCGGAATCATCAGAATCGGTATGTTCTTCGTTAGTTGATTTCTTTTCTTCTGTATCAGATTCATCTTTTGAATCTTCGTAACCAGAATTATCAAAATCTTCTAATTCAATATCTCCATACTCATCATATTCAACACCTTCATCTTGGTCATTTTCACCATCAGCAAACTTATTTTTTTGTTTTTCTTCTCTTTCCTGTTTCATATACTCTATAACTTTTTTTGCAACTTCAATTACATCATCATATGTGGAAGTAGATTCAATTTCTTTGAGTAATTCTTTTTCAACATCGGTAAAAGAAATACCTTGAGCAGGACCACCTTTACAAAAGAGATTAACTCTGTCGATAAAGTTTAAGGTATTAAGGTCAATACGAGCAGTTTGAAAGAAATCTCTTTCAATCAACTCTTTGTAACCACGGATAAAAGATGCACGAATACCTGGATATTTGTATTTAATTTTTCTTGCAATACGGGAATCCTCTAATACGTTCATTAACGATAATGATATTCCTAATTCTTTAGCCTTCATCATTCCTTCAATTGGAGTGTATAATGCATGGCCAACTTCGTGGCCAACCAAAAGGTCGTAAAGAGAACCAGAAATATTCTTATCGAGAATTGGTAAAACCAATACACGGTTCTTAACATCAAAAGCGGCTGTTTCGACCTCCTTCTGTTCTACGATAAGATTTTCTGTTGCCATTAATTTGGCAAGAAGTGACTTGGTTTGTAATAATTCCATATTAAAATGTTCCTGTAATAGAAGATTGTGTGTTAGCAGGTGATTCTACTTGAGCATCGACCTTAGAGTATAAATCAAGGAAGGCATCTTTCGTTTCAACATCAAACCTATTTAAACACAATGTAATTGATTTCATTTTATCACCAAAGATTTTATATGCTTTGGCAATATGTACTAAACGGCGAGTAGAGATAATTTCATCTGTAGCGCCTTGGAAAAAGGATTGACGAACCACATCAGCCCATTGAACTAAACAAGAAACAAAATCTGCATCATTAATTAATGGTGTAAGAATTTTCTTTTCTGTTTTAACATCAGGATATTCCTGTTCAACTGTAATTGGAAAACGCTCTAAGAAAGCATCGTCAAGGATCTGCGAAAGATATCTACCTTCATCACTACCACGACCTTTTGTATTAGCCGTAGCTACGATATTGAAACCTTCAGCAGGATAAACCATTTCACCAGTTTTCTTATTGTAGTAAGGTTTGCCTTCTAAGATACCCTGTAGACACATCAACTTGTTTGAACCACGGTCAACTTCATCAATTAAACAAATTGCACCACGCTTCATAGCGGTAATAACTGGACCATCTTTGTAAACGGTATTTCCGTTAATCAACTGATAACCACCAAGTAAATCAGAATCATCTGTTTCAATGGAAATATTTACACGAATACATTCACGGCCTAATACAGAACAAACTTGTTCAACCATTAATGTTTTACCGTTACCAGACAAACCAGTAATGAATACTGGATAAAATTGTTTTGATGTAACAATATTACGCAAATCTTTGTAAAAGCCGAAAGGAACATAATCCTCAAAAAGAGCAGGAACCGCAGGCTCATTATCATCAATAATTTTTGGTTGACGTAATTGTACGATATTATTATACGCAACTTCCATTTCAGGTTCTTCGTCTTGTGTGTTTGTAGTAGTTTTACTGTTTTGATTTAGTGGCGGAACTTTGTATAGTCCACGGTCATATCGATATTCAGATTTGGTAGTTAACCAATAAGGATAAGGTGCGCCTGATTCTGATACCACTTCAGCAATACCATCTCTATTAATGATAAATTCAGGACCAAACTTCTTTTCACAAGCTTCTACAAACAATAATACATTTCTATTCATAATATAATTCCTAATTGTCTAATGATATTAATATTATAACATAACCATAACAAAAGTCAAGCGATTTGTTGTAAAAAAACAACATTATTCGTACATTTCTTTCATTTTTTGGTAACTATTTTGGTCTTTTTGAAAACCGGAGTATGTTGCCATTGTTCGTAAGGCAAAATCCACTGCGGAAAAGTCATATTTATTAATTTCCCAATTATCTTGGCAAATATCTGTAAGATTTTGATATTCAATGTTTAATTCTTTGTTTTTTTCTAGATTACTCATGTTTAATTCCTTCGTTTTTGTCAAATATTTGAAATTGTAGTGCTGTTACTAACTCATCCGCAAGTTTCGGATTGAATTTTACTAAAAAGTGTGCTACATCATCAACTGGCACATGGCGTAAATTGAACATTATATCGTCAATTCCTCTTAAAATTTGTTTTTCCTCTTGTACTGATAACATATTTTATCTCCTCATGTTAGAAATTTCTTTTGCTTCGTTGTCCGTAAACACAGGAACTGCGTTCGACTTGTGCATTGTTGCAACTCCCTTCATTTTTTCGCCGGTATATGTATTTCCTTCGACCGGTTTTGTGCAGGCAACAAATCCTGTGTTCAAAGATTGAATTTTTGGCGTTTCTCTGCGAAATGGAGTATTTTTTGTTACTAAAGTAGTTGGTTTTTTTGCAGGATTCATCGAATAAGATTTTCCTGCAATTTTATTGATGGCTTTTGTGAAAGCTTCTTTTTGCTCGAGCTGAGCTTTTGATAGTTTTTTAGGTTTAGACTTTGGAATGTAACCGTAAATCATCATAATGAAACTCCTGTATCAATTGAAGTTCCATTATACAATACTATAGGTTATAAGTCAAGCGATTTGTTGTAAAAAAACAACAATTACGGTAATAAATTAGGAAACGCCTCTTTAACGAATTTATAATTTAGACCTCTTACACCTAAATCTTTTTTGAAGATACCCATAAGGACTTCTGCTTCACGGCGTTCCATAGATTCCAATATTTGTAAGAGTAATTCAGTTCTTTTTTGTGGTGATAGTGCTTCTGCGGTAGGATCACCTTTACGGAATAAATATAACTTTCTTAAATTACCGGCTATTTGTTGATATGACATACCAGGTAATAAATCTGGAAATTTATAACTATGTGGAATCTCTGTAATCATCCATTGATATTCCGGATGATAAGTAAAGAGAAACACATTAACTAAAATCTGACTTAGATTATTCTGTATAACAGACATTCTTTCACTTTTAGTTTTTGCTAAATCAAATTGGTCCAAAACTTCATAAATATTTTTCATTAAAATTCCTCGATTACGTCCATTAAATTTTTAAGTTTATGTTCTATAAAATAGTTCAATAACTTTTGGCGAGATGCCGGTTTTGTTTCATTATAGGTATTTATAATCTTTTGTTTAATCTCACTCGGTATATTAGTCAAGTCAATCAAAATAGAATTTCGCATGAAGTTTGCTTTATCTGTATCACTATATTCTTCTACTCGTTCACTAAGATATTTTTCTAATATTCCTTTAGTTACTGATTTTTGTTTTACTTCACGAACAAAGCAATCAGCAGGAGAAAACATATTTGGAATACCATCACCTTTATCACCACGGATAATCTTTTCCTTAAGTTCAATTAATGGATTTTCTGACTTAATATATTTCTTTAATGAAGGATTATATTGTTTAACATTAGGTCCATACTGTTGAAGTTGTAGAAAATCACCGTCACTTGATAAAATCAAAATTTTCTGGTCACGAGCATACAACGGAACTAGTGTACCAATAACATCATCAGCTTCGGCACCTTCAACATCAATAACTTTGTATGGAAAAGTTTCTCTAAGTTCTTGCTTTAGTTTTGCAAGAATATCAAAGATTAAATGCCAATCTAAATCTGATTTTTCTCTTGTTTTTTTACGACTTGCTTTATAGAAAGGAAAATACTCTTTACGCCAGTATTTTCGGTTGTCACAACATAACACCACTTCACCATACTCGGCTTTAAAATTTCTGATGTGCGTTCTAAGAATATTCAATACCATGTGTCGAATTAAACTCTCATCTAATTTGGTATTTTTTTGATTAGAAATTTGTGCCATGAGTCCGGCAAGTAATACTTGGTTTAAGTCAACGAGAATCATAATAAACTTTCAATAGTTTCAAAATTATATTGTATCACACTTTTGTCATTTTGTCAAACAAATCATTAATATATTTACCAGAACTATTCGTTTTCTTGGCAATAATACCACACCAATTTTGTGGTATTAATCCTGAGATATACTCCAGAGGTTCAATAAGAATTGCTTCAAACTTATCCGAATTAATTATATTACCTTTTTTATCTTCTTTAAATAGAAGAATATGGTATTTTTTACCTAAAAGAGATTCCTCAATATATTCACGGTCATCCTTGTAGTCTCTGGTTACTATTTCAATACTATCTTCTTCGTCACCATTGTAAAAATGAATAATATCAAAAGACTCTTTTTTTAACACTTCGAGGTATTCGTGCATAACAGTCCTTGTATATGTGATTTTCTCACTCGTACCATTATCCAAGTATTGTAGTAGTCATCTGATTCCAAAGCACCTTTAATAAACTGTTCTTTGGCTTCAAAATAACCACACTCTCCTTTGGAACGGCAAAGATGCAGTATTTCACGCTTAAAATTATCGTGTCCTAATTGTAACACATCTTTAGTTAAACTGTCACTACTTCCATAGTAAGTTTGCCAATCACTCGGTGCCTTATACTTCTTTTTTTTACCTTTGACTTGTTTGGTTTTGGCAGAATAAAAAAATTTCTTGCCTATGTATTTCTTACCATTTGTAAGATTGGTTATCTGATATACGAACCCGTAATTATTACCAATCAAGTCTTCCGTAAAATCTTTATCATTATATTGCCAGTTTATTCCCATTCCTCATCGTCCATTGTGTCATCGTCATCCTCTATATATTCTTCTTGTAAATCTTGGATAACGTCTCCACAAAATGGACAATGTTCTGGTAATTCTTGTGATACAAATTCTTCCATGAATGCTACAGTATAGGTTGATTCACAGTTCTCACAATCTGCTGATATTTGTTTTTGTGACATTTCTATTCCTTAATTGGCCCAAACATCACCCCAATCTCCAGATAAAGAACCTTTAGCGTAATCGGTTGCTCGATTCTCAAAGAAATTAGTGTGTGTCGGTGCGTTTATCATTTCCTCTACCCAAGGTAAAGGATTCTTTTTCACTTTAAACACACCTTTGAGTCCTAAAGAAATCAAACGTCTGTCTGCAATATAACGAATGTACTTCTTAACATCTTCTGAAGTTAAATTTTCCATTGCACCCATCTCGAAAGCGAGGTCAATAAATTTATCTTCTAATTCTACCATCTTTTCTGCAATAGTATAGATTCTAGACTTTAGTTCATCATTCCAGATTTCACGATTCTCCTCTATATATGTCCTAAACAATTTTATCATATTTTCAGCGTGTTGTGTTTCATCAACAATTGACCAAGTTATAATTTGGCCCATGCCTTTCATTTTACCATGTCTTGGAAAATTCAATAACATAATAAATGATGAGAATAATTGCATACCTTCGGTGAAAGCGGAGAATACAGCAATATGTGTGGCTGTATTTTCTTTTGTTGTATTCTTAGCTGAGATATCTAATACATAATCATGTTTCTCTTTCATCTCCGCATATTCCATAAATTCAGAATATGTCGTTTCAGGTAATCCTAGAGTTTCAATTAAATGTGAATAAGCTGCAACGTGTAATGCTTCACGAGCAGCGAATCCCATTAACATCATTCTTACTTCAGGTTGTGGAAAGTATGGCAGATAGTTTTTAACATAACCTCCTGCAACATCAATATCACCTTGAG